CTCTGCTGCCGACACCGGTCGCGTCGGATTGCGGGAGCGGGCGTGTGAACAGGAGCCTGTCGAAGGGTGCATCCGAGCGGCCGACGCTCGCGCTTGCAGCAAGGATGGGGTTGCTGACAAAATCGCAAAGTGGAAACGGAAAGGGATCATCCGTATGGATGGTGACAGAGTTGTCTTTTCTGCGCCTCCGAAAGATGCGGGGTACCTTGCTGAGGAACTAATGTACGAAGTTGGCGACATCATGTGGTTCTGCGCTGGTCTTGCCAGACAGTTTGGTTGGAGCTTGGAGAATGTGTGCTGGGCCAACCTAAACAAACTTTCCAGCCGACAGGAACGCGGTGTTATCGAGGGTGACGGAGATAACCGGTAAAATAAATGCGAGTATGAAAGACATTAAATTCAGGGGCAGGCGCCTCGACAATGGGGAATTGGAGGTCGGAGACCTGATCGAAAATCAAGGTCGGAGCTTCATTTACCATGCAACGAGTGAGAACACAATCGAGGATAATGACGATGGACGCCTTGTTATCGCTGCGGTAGAAGTTGATCCCGCTACTGTCGAACAATATATTGGGTCGAAAAAATAGGCTCAACATAGAGGTAACTACCGACGGTTTGAAGACTGACATAACGATAGACGGTAAAACGTATACGGAGCGACACGAGGTATCTGGTTGTTACGCTAAATGCGTTGAAGGAAACTTGGAGAAAGACCGTATCCCTGACCCCCTCGTTGATGTTCTGGACGGCTTTTTCTGTGTCGATTGCGTTAAGACACTTCGCGAGTGCGAATAACAAATAGTCGCGCGAAATACCACGAGTGTAGGAACTTCGAAAAAATTGCGTATATTTGGACAACCAATGATCGTACTATGGCACTTGATCCGAACAAAACAGACGCAATTTTAGGAGAAGATATTAAGGAACTCCTTACTGATGCAGGTGTGGAAACCCCGATACTGGGTTCCGCATTATCCGACCAGAGCAAGATAGATGAAATTCGCGACGACTTCATGCATATCATGCAGACGTTGGGCCTCGATATGACCGATGATTCCCTGAAAGATACCCCCGGGCGTATCGCTAAGATGTTCGTCCGGGAAATCTTCTGGGGTCTCGATTATCGGAATTTCCCCAAATGTACGACGATTGAGAATAAAATGACCTACGATTCTATGATCGTCGAACGGAATATCAAGGTTACGTCTAATTGCGAACATCACTTCGTTCCGATTATAGGGTCGGCTACTGTGGCGTATATACCGAATGATCGGATTCTGGGTTTGTCGAAGTTGAACAGAGTGGTAGAGTTCTTTTCGCGTCGCCCGCAGGTTCAGGAACGTCTCACCGAGCAAATCCATTTGGCGCTGACACATATTCTCAATACGGAGAGTGTGGCGGTGGTAGTTAAGGCGGAGCATCTTTGTGTAAAATCCAGAGGTGTGGAGGACGTAAATTGCGATACGGTTACTTCCAAACTGGGGGGCGCCTTTATGCAAGGTACCACCCGCTCGGAATTCATGAATATGCTCTGGTAACATGGAGACAGAAAACATATTCGGCATAGAAGTATCCGAGGATGTGTTTACCACGGAATTTTCGTGTGACTACGACGTATGTAAGGGTGCGTGCTGTTATTCACCGCTTCCGTCCGGTTCGAAGGTTCACGCCGTAGGCGGTGGTCTGACGAAAGACGAGTATGCGGAGGTGCTCGACCGAAAGAAAGATATTGCGCAATACGTTGCACCGGAGATGGCCAAAAAGTTTCATCGCTGCCCTACGTGTCAGTGGAATACTGAGGAAGGTGTCACTGAATATGCGATGGAGACGTACAAAGGGGTGGTGTGCCTGCTGTCCCGTATGGACAGGGGATGCTGTGCAATAGAGGCCATGCACGAGGACGGTAAGGGATTGTCCTTCTCGATTCCGGTAAATTGTTCGCTTTACCCGCTCGTGTATGACCCCGGAAAGAAACGGCTGTACGTGTCCCATCTGTGGGATGAACAGTGCGGGGCAGCATACGAAAAGGGTCGCAGAGAACATGTAAGGGCGTATGAATTCGTGAAGGATTCCATCCTCAGACTGTTCGGTGAACCTTTCTACGAGGAACTGTGTAAACGCGCAAAAGAGTACGAGAAATGATTACGCAATGTATTTCCATAGCGGACGTGACTATCTGGCTGACGTGTGCGGTGGTGCTCGCAACGGAGGTGGTCGTCGTATGGCTGAATAGGAGGTATTCGAAACTTCGTAAAACGAAGGACAGCGAGTACTTCACCGACTACACGCACGGAAAGCTGACGATGCGGGTATTCAAAAATGAATTCGAATTTCAGGCGAAAAAGGACATTCCCTCCGGTAAGATAGTAGACGGGGGTGTCCTTTCCGCCTTTTACATGTGGGTTTTATTCGAGGAGTAACTATGGCTATTATCAATGAAGGGACGATCGCCAAACTGAGACGTTTGGCTGCGTCATGGCAGGTGTTCAACATCAAGATGCACCAGTATCACTACAATGTAGTGGGTGAGACGTTCGACGAACTGCACAAACTTTTCAAGGAGCTTTACGAGGAGGCGGACGCACACTACGATGCCGTATCCGAACGTATGCGGCAGATCGGTGAACGTGTCGTATTTTCGTGCGCCGAACTTGCCGAACAAAGTGCGGTAAACGACGAAAACAACGCGAATACGCCGCAGGAAATGCTGCGTGGTACGATCGACGCCTTCGCTGCGTTGTCGTCGCTGCAAACGGAGATTTGGTTTGAGAGCGACGATCAAAAGGACATCGTGACGAACGACCTTATGGTGCAGCTCAACAAGGCGGTCGAATTCAAGAACTGGATGGTGTCCGCCCAGTTGGGACGTGAAGTCGAACCCGTAAAGTAATCGATCATGAGCAAGAAAGTATTGATCTGGGTAGGGGTCGTTATCCTTGCCCTCGTCATTGCGGTAGTGGTGTGGAATATCCTGCCCACGCAATTCCGCATTGTGTCCACGATCTCGTGGGTTATCGGTGCTGCGGTAGGTGCCTTCGGTATGTACAAAGGCTACAAGTGGTGGCTTGCGAACGTGAAGAACGATGGGACGGTATCGTAACAAACAGGTATTCGTCGAGGCCGTCCAGTACGACGGCTATCATACGGGGGAACTGCACGAGTTGTGCGGTGACAAATTTATGGAACCCGTAGAGAGCGGGCACGCACCTTTCGTCCGTACCTTAGAAGGGGACGTGACCGTTTATGAATGGGACTACGTGGTGAAGTACGCCAACGGAGACCTCTGCGTTCTCAGGGCCGATCAGTTCGAACAATCCTTCGTGGAGGTGGGCTTCGAAGTGGGCCTTGACTTCTCGGAGGCACTGCGAATACTCAAAGACGGCGGTTGCGTCGGCAGAGGGTGCTGGTTCGATCCTGATTTGTTCGTATTCAAACAGGTTCCGGCGGAAATATCCCCCGAGATCGTGCAGAAGATGCAGTCACTTCCTGAGAGAGCCAAAGAGGCAGTTGCCCAGTACGAGATGCCTCTGCGGTATGTGGATCAATGCTGCATCTGTAACCGAAAGACGGGTAAAGTAACTTCTTGGACACCTTCATGCGAAGACATCTTCGCGGAGGATTGGTATCGTGTGAGATGAAAACATTGAAAGCGATAGCGTATGCTCTGTTATACGTCTGGCAGTTACCCCAAAACCTCGTGGGATTATTCCTGCTCCTATACTACCGTAAAGAGTGCAAGGTACACGAGGAAGACGGAACCGTGTTCTATATCGTACCGTCTGTGCGAGGAGGCTTTTCTATGGGAAGATACATATTCCTGTCGAAGCGCTCCTTGTTACGAGAACCGGTGTATGACCATGAATACGGACACACACGACAGTCAAGATATTTGGGGCCGCTCTACCTCTTGGTAATAGGTCTGTGCAGCGGAATACACTGCATGCTGTACGACGGAAAGGGCGGTTACTACGATTTCTGGACTGAACGGTGGGCGAACAAACTCGGTGGAATACCGGGATACGCCGGTGAAGGGAAATTCCACGAGGAAGGTTACATACATACGGTCTACGAAAAACTGGTCGCTATGGTCGACCGATTCAAGTAACCGACCGCATTAGTCTTATGAGAGGCGTCCGATCATGGAGCGCCTCTTTTATTTTTAGGTGGTTGCAGAAGTGACTTGCATTTCGTATATTTGTTGCAAACCCGTGAAAAATGACAATCGAGAACATTAACTGCCGCGAAGAACTCGAACACGTTATCGAGTACGCGGTAAACAAGGCGAAGTGCGAACATCTGCAACATCGTGTCGTAGGGTACGCTGTAAACTCTGTGGAATTCTACAAGTATGTGGGTTATCCGTGTCACGTGAATATCGTTTTGGGGAGAGCCGCTTATATCATGGAAGGCGCATACTGTACGACGTATTTCGGGAAGAACGTATTCCCGTATGCTGAATTCGCGGAATTACTGCTATGAGCGATCCACTGAACGAGCTTCTTATCATAGGGCCGCTGATTGCGAAGATACAAGTGGCCAATATATTGGATTGGGTGTCTCCGTTGTTCTCCTATGTAACATACAGAGACGGGGAACGCGACGATCTGTTCATATCCACGTATGCGTACAGAAGTTTGGATAGACTTCTCTCGGTGGACTTCCCGAAGGATACTTCGTATTTCGTTATCGCGGAACGCGGGACGCTTATCGGTGGTATTCTGTGGGAGGGAACCCGATTCGACGGTAGAAAGCTGATAAGTTATGACGATTGGTTAGACGTGCTTAGATGCAGGGGTGTACTCAGTATAGAGGAGTTCACCAGTCATAAAGTCACGATGAGAAACATTCTCGAATGAAACGAGCGCTGTGTTTCGTCGTACTGATCAATAAGGAGGCGAAGACGGTTTTAGACTGGTTGCTATCCGATAAGTTTATACGGGGTTTCCACATGTACGATCTGCGTAGCGTAGGAACTTATGCAGGCAGCATCGATAAAATGGAATCCTCCGTGTACACGATAGTCGTACATAACGGGGAGGCAGAAGTGTTCGGCGATATAAGTTCGGCTATGATTAGGTATAAGGACGACAATCCGGTGTTCCTGACGTATGCCGAGTGGGAGGAACTTTTCGACGGTACGAACCCGAAAGCGGTGCTTAAATAGACGGAGCATTACCATGATAACGAGCAGAAAGAACTACCTATGTATAGGCCCTCTGACGGCTACGGTACATGTGGCTGACATATTCAAGTGGGCTACCGATAGGTTTACTAAGGTAACATACCAGAGTATACACGACGAATGCCGTTACATAGATACTCGTGTGTTTACGTTAGAGGAACTCCTCAAAGAGGACATACCGAAAAGCACTGCGTGGTTCGCTCTGCGCATACGTGAAGGCGCCATGTATGCGGTACTTACAGAGATACGAGTTACAGAAGGTACGATTATCAGCTACTACGAATGGGAAGACCTTCTGAAAGAGATTCGATTGTCCGAGATTCCTTAGGTACGAAAACATCCCGTAGTGGAATGTATGACGTGGTGATGCGAAGGCTATTTGCAACGTGTAACCGGTCGAAATAAGCACTTAAATATATGTAAGTACCAAAATGTATTTTTCGCGCGTAAAATCGCGGCTGTATTACGGCTACGAACGTGCGCAACCGTCCGAAATAACACGAAGGGACTATGCGACAGACGGTTGAGACGCAGTACACGTGAAAGAGTGCCTGTGCAAGTGATGGGAGAAGGGGTAAAAACGCGGTTCCGTGTGATACGGGCGGAAAGTGCGCGTACGAACGGATGCGCGGAATGGTGGATACACTACATGTATACACTATAATATACAAATACGCATAACTACACACACACAACTACACACACACAACTACACGTGCACGCAGATGCGCGGAATGATATTTGTGTATCGTATAACATAGTAGTATAATATAAGTACATAATAGTATTATGTAATGAGTGTACAGAGGTGGCTTACCTCGTCGAGGTATCTGCAAGTGCTTCTCTGGGTAACGTAGTACCCGTGCAGGTGTATGTAATCATTGATGCGTCGGTATACGACGTGAGTAAGATGTATGTAAGTAATCGTTCGGGTAAGGGGTAGCCAGATGGATAGGTAGCTGGGTAGCCAGTTATCTGTGCAGCGTAGCTGCGTGTGTGCGTGCGTAGTTATTGCGTAGCTGTAATTGTAGTTATAGTTATAGTTATATTACCGGCCACGGGTAATTCTACGTGTAGATAATTACCGGCGCAATTTGCGCGTAGATAGTTACGTGTAATTACGCACAGATACACGCACAGTTATTACACGTAGATATGCACACGTAATTGTAATAATTATACGCGGCCAATTGCGCACACAGAACTGTATAATTACACACGAATAGCTACGCACGGTTACTACCGGCGTTATATATATATATATAGGTATGATACTACTTGTACATTTAACTAATTATGGCGAGTTCCGCAAATTAATTATGGGAACCAATTTGCGTTCCGAACTCAATAAGGTTTATTACCGTGGGAAAGTATATACGTGCGAACAACTATCTACGCAGAAATTAGATTTCCCTCTGTACGCAAGAGTATTCGATGATGAGCTTGTACTTTTGCGTACACTGTAAACTTATACGACGGCAATACCCGTAGATGATTACCTTGACTTATTCGCGTAATTACGGGTTATTTTACGCTAATTACGACTACACGTAAATAATTGCGCAGCTAATTACGCATGCAGTTGTACATGTAAAAGGTTGCGGGAACAAGTATGAATTACACGTATGAAGAATTTACTTACACGATTAGGCGAACAATACGTGGGTGCGAATATCTGCGTAGACGTAACAAGTAACAGCGAACTGCGTAGAATGTTCGACGCGCTGCTCAATGGTAAAACTACAATGATAGATTACTACACTACGTTCGGAAGGGCGGTAAAGTACGGAACCAACTTTCTGCTCAATGACGCAGATGTAGAATATCCGTGTCTGCTCAGTATGCAGGACGGGGAACTGTCTCTGCACGCGGGTTACATAGTTCCTGATTCGCGCGTTTTGTCGGTAGATGATTTTATTGAATTATACTTATGATAATACGTGCGACTACAAAAGAGGAACTGCGTGAAGTGCTTAACTACATGTGTGCACAACTAAGACAGACACGGGTAAGAGTGGATTTGCCACGTATGGGGCCTCCCCTCCATACGGGGTACGATACGGTAAGCGTTGCGGCGGAGATTTTCCCAGTCATCGTACTATGTAATGAAGCGCATGGGATACATATAATGCCCGATTCACCTGCGGTGCGCATATTGACGTTCACTGACTGGCTGGATGTGCGGCCGTAATATGTAAACGGGTGGGGTCAAAGTAGGCGCATACACACGAAGGCACATTACACGATGGCCGCACAGAGGGGTATTCTGCTCGTGCGTGTGAGCAGAAAATGGCCCCCACCCCTTAAACGGGTTGCGTGTCCACGGAGGGTGCGGGTAGTCCGCTTAGGTTACAGAGTAGATTTTGAGGAACCGGACATCTGAAATAACAGTTAGGTAACAGAGCAGATCACCGAGAACGAGACATGCACCCCCTGTTGTGGTTAGGTTACGAAATAGAAATTGTAGATCGAGACTTTTCCCGCTTAGATAGTACGGTGCGCAATTACGCGCTATCTGAATTTTTACTGCTGCTGCTATGCATAAATCGCACATATTTTCGCGCGTACCTACTACGTGTATAGAAATCCCCTGTTTTGTATACATAATATGTGTTATATGTATAGAAAACCCCCTGTTCGTATACATATTCCGCCGGTTGTTCCTATTTCGTTATAGTTTTCACGTACTTTTTACCAATTTTTAACGGCCTGAAATTGAGATAGCTACGAAAAAGTCCGTATATTTGTATAACGAAAAATCAATTAAAGTACGTGACCATGAAAACGAAACGAGTGGAGGCTTATATGAAAGCTCACAGGAAGAATGAATTCTACGCGAAACGTGTAAGGGGAGGCTACTATGCGGTGATCGATGGGTACGATATGTCGATGGAGTCTTTGGAGGTTTCCGAGGAAGCCGCTATCGCTCTTATTCACAAGCTTAATCAACTGAGAAACGAAAGAATACGCTGAGTTATGAAAGACGCATTGATATTATTCATCGGTGTAGCGATGATGTACAGTGACAATCTGGGAATTATTTTCTTGGGCGCCGTAGCTGTAACGATCGCTACGGTGCGAATTTTAGGTAAAGTGTTCGAGAAATGATACTGCATGTATTCGGGGAACCCGTTCACGTAGCGGATGATATTGCGGACGGAGTATATTCGCACGCACACGTAGTGGAGAGGCTTATTGCCGGCGGGGCAGGAGGTTATCCTGCGGTACATTATTTTATGGAGGCACCGGTGGAAACGGTGTGTATAGAAAACGGAAACATCTATGAAAATAACAACGATCGATAAGGGGACGGCTGAGGCGATAACCAGCAGGTTACACGATGCGGTGCGCGATGTGGCCGACAGTATGGGGGTTACGGTTTACGTCGAGAGGACGAAATTTTCTACTGTCGAAATGTCGGTGACGTTTTCGATCAAACTGCCCGCAGATAAGACTGAGTTTCCGCACTATGTGTACGACGGTTTCGCAGAGAGGGAAGGCGTGGAGTACGGGAAGCATTTCGTCGGCAGCCGGTACAGGGTAAAGGTCGATAAGTCTTACCAGATAGTAACGGTTACGGGTGTGGACTTCAAGGCGCGAAAGTATAAGGTCTGCATCGAAATCGATAAGAGAAAATTCCGTATCGCACCGGCGGCACTGAGGGGCAACATGCTGAGAGACCGCCCTACGTGGGAAGACTTCGCGCTGTGGTGCCAGTACGACGGGGACGATGACCGGCTGATCGGTGACACGGTGGACAGGTGGGACTTTACCGAAGTCTATATGAACAAGACCTTCGGGGTGACTCGACTATCGGTGCTCCGCGAACTGCTTGAACGGTTCCGACGGACGGAGCCATCCCCGGAGAATGTTCAGGACGTCGCCGATGCACTGAAACGGCTGTCGATGGAACCGAGGAGTGAAGCGCTGCGCATTGCGGTTATTGAACAATTAAGGAGAGTATTAAGATAACATATATATATGGTACGTGTAATTTACGAAGGGTTCGACCGGAGGGTGCTGACGGTGCGAATCGAAGGGGCGCCCGAGGGGGCGGCCAAGATGGTGACGAAAGTATGCAGGGGGGAGCGGTTCCTCGATGCGGAGTTCGTGTCGGTGCGAAAAAGCGGCGAGGTGTTCTTTGCCTCGTGGCGGCTGACGTCGAACAAATTCCCCGTGCTGCATGTATTCGAGGGAGTGCGGTATTGTTTGCAACAGGATATTAACAAGAGGTTATGAACGAAGAAATCAAGAGAGTGTTCGATGCGTTCGATACACTGGGAACTACGGAGGCTTACGTGTTCTCCTACAAAGTAAGAGGGAGAAGAATGTATCAAGTCAACCGCAGAGGCGCCGGTTTGCGGCAGCAACCTCTGACGGTCGGGAAGGTTACGGTGCCGTGCGGTCTCGGTATGACGGCGGCGCAGATATTGAAGTGTATTTACGGCAAATGATTATGAAAGAGATGCTTGAACCTTATGACCCGGAGTATCTCCGTGGTGACGCTGGGGAGAACCCTTACAGACTGTCTGCGAGGGAGAAACGGAGAATGCGTGCGTTGTCGCGCGTGGAGAAACTATTGAAACGCGAGATGATCCCGCACACGTGGGATGACGGTTATCGAGTGGAGCGATGCTTCGCGTCGTATCGCGACGTGCGGTATCTGTGGGTGACGGACGACGGTACGTTCTGCTACGGTACGAATGATCAATGCCTGTGCGAATCGCCCGATGTGGATACGGTGTTCGGTGTGCTGCTGCGGTGGTGGTCACGGTAGGAAAATGCACGTTGTTCCTATTTCGTTATAACATTGTGGTAATTTTGACCAATTTTTAACGGCCTGAACGTGAATAACTTACTATATTGTTCGTATATTTGTATAACGAAAAACCCTAAAATAAATTACTGCTATGAAAAACGCTAAGAAGAATGCACGGAAGAACGAACAGATCGTTTTCAATCCTATCCTGAGTGAAGCCGCTATGGAGGGCACCAGCCTTAAACTGCGTTTCGCCAAGTCCGTAAATCAGAGGGTGCTCAATGACAATATCGAAAGTCTATTTAAGCGGCGTCTGGTATTGCGTTGCAGTGCGGCCAGTGATTTCTACGGTCGCGGAGAGTTCGCGGTCGAGTGCAAGTGCGACAACGAAACGTTCATCTGTACATTATACGCGAGGTACGGTCAGGTATGTATCGGTGCGGCGGCGAATACGCCGGCACGTGTCGTTCTCGCGCTGTCCGACGCGGTGCGCGGTAGCGAGCCGGCGCAGTTCGAGATGTCTACGCTGCCCGATGATGAGACGCACGGTGAGGTGCTGTCTCCTGCGGTCGAACCCGTTCCGGAGGTGGTGAAACCTGCTGCTGTGAAATCGGCCGAGGAGAAACCCACGAGGTTGTCGTCTACGAAAAGTCTTACGGAATCGGTCGAACGAATTCTGCGCGAGTTCGACAAGGTGCTGTTCGACGACATGGCTACTGTTTACGAAGCTTATCTCCGTGACGGTGACTTTGCGGAGGCGCGCGAACAATTACACACGCTGATGTGCAAGACGTTTAAGAAAATCCCGTTCGACTTCAAGGTATGCCGGTACACGGAGCGTCCCTTCGGTGTGCTTATAGACTATTACGGTCTGAAATTCGGGTACAAACTTTTCATTAAAGACGGTTTCGTGGAGTCGAAGGTGCTTATAGTTAGCAGCTGCGGTATGTAAATATATTTTAAAAACAATACGAGCAATGTACACAATCCCCACAATTTCGACGGTGGCGGCTATGCCGCGTGCCGAATTGATCCGGCAGCTTGTTGCGAAGGGCCGGTATGCGATCCCCGATCTTATCGAATGCTGCGACGGCGTGCTGCGCGTGCGGTATCTGCTGCACGCCGCACCCCCTGCGATATTCCTGCCCTTTTTGCGCGAATTCGCGCGGCTGAACGGTCTACCGGCTAATGATGCGCGAACGACGGCGATATGCTATGAATTACTTGAAAAATCAATCCAATAAACACGACGACGATATGGCACACGAAATTGTAACGACTACGACAGGACAAGTAGTAGAGATCGACACCGACACGAAAAAATGCAGGAAGATTCTGCACGATCTGGCAGACCTTACCATCGAGGATGCTGTCGATGCGTTCAGTCTTAATTTGAAGGTATACCAGCGGTATCTGAAAGATCACTTCATCGGTGAGGAATGCCCGATCAAGAAAGGTAAACTGTTGTTCCGCGGTTTCAGGATCGGCTGCGACTCCGAAAGCGGTTTTACGATGATCGACACCAACGGGGGCGCATACGCCGAAGTCGACACACCGTTCGAAGGCATTCCTACGCCGAAGGAACTCGCTGCGTTCTTTGAGCGAAAAGTGGTGCATCATACCGCTGACGAGCTGGCGATCGCTGCCGAACGGGGGCGCAAACAACTCGAAGCTGAACGGCGGCGTATCGAAGTGCTCGACGGGGAGCCTGACTTCGAAGTACTGCGCAGGAAGGCTATCGCTAAAATCGACGCGATCAATGAGGGAAAATCCGTGAAGATCGACCCCGTGACCATACCGGATATGATTCCATTCCGACGGTGGAAGATCGCGGTCGGTAAACTGGTTCGTCAGTGGCAGGAGAAGAAAATCCGGTACCCGAAACTGCTGTCGATGGTGCGATCGGTTACGGAGGAACAGGACTTCGAGACTGCATCCGACGCGAAACGGTATACGTTCGTGGGAACGCTGCTGCCGGAGTTTTCGTCGGTCGGTGCACTGACTGGCGACAAGATCGAAGTCGACGGTAAGCTTACAGATGCGACGAAGTTTTTGCAGGACTATCTGCTGCACTATGAACCGAAGGCGATGCCGCGGCTGATGCAGTACGCAAAGGGGGAGATCGATGCGGTAACGCTCTTGCGCGATCCGTACACGGAGGACTACGAGGACTATAACTCGAAACTGCTGCCGAGGAATGCGACGAGTGCCGCGGTACTCACGGCGCTGTTTGCCAGTGTGGGAATCGAGGCACCCCAAGACATCTACTACGACGCGGAGATGAAAGTCGGTGACAAGGTGCTGCTGTGGTGCGACGGTGAGTGGCGTAAGAAGACGGTTCTCCGTATCGAGGAGGACGGCGGTATATACTGCTGCGCTGACTATGCGTTGCGCAAGATCGATAAATTCATTAAATTAGAGGCGTAGAGTTATGAAAAATCATGCAACTGTCGAATACCGTAACATGCTGCACAAGAATCTTGCCGGTGCTCTGTCCGAATTACGTGAGACCTGTGTAGCCGATTATACCAAGCCTGAGGGGGGGTTTAGGCACTTGTTTAGCCGGTACGGTTTTACGCAGGCTTCCGGTAGCCGCCTTATGAAAGTACTGCGAGAGCTTCGTGCCTGCAAAACACAGGGACACACCCGAAATATGACGCTGCTGTGGGAACCCGCGGTCAGGATTACCGACGATTTCGTGAGCATCGTTTACGAGCGGTATATCCGAAGCAGCTTTTCGTGTGTTCCGAGCAGGATGCTCGTCGACTATACCGATTCGGAACTTCTCGCAGAGGTTCGACGCAGGAATTTAGTACACTGATATATTATGACAAAGAAAAAACTCGTTACCCGTGAAGACGTGTGCTACGTCTGTGGTGAACCTATCGGAGTGATCGTGTATGATGACCGCAAGGAGAAGTACCGTAGTAAAAAGAATACGGTCGTATGCTCCGGCAGTCTGTGCCCCAAGTGTAAGAAGATGGTCGATTACGGCGGTATATTCTTTATCGAGGTAAAGGACGGCTCTAATGGTCTTGAAAATCCGTACAGAACTGGAAGGGTTATCTGCATTCAGGAATCCGATGTTAAGAAGGTTCTCGAAAACTACCAGCCGGTAAACCTTGTCGAGGAATGGCTGTTCTCGGTAATGTTTCCCAAATACGAGAAAATCAATGAAGACCCCAAGTAAGCGGGAGATACTTGTCCTTACGGGCCACCTGTGCCCGAAGTGCGACGAGTTTACGGAATTGGTCGAATCGTCCGAGATATACGGTACCGACTTCGGACTTCTCTACCGGTGCCCGACGTGTCACGCATACGTCGGGTGCCACAAGGGGTCTCTGAATGCAAAGGGGAGTGTCGCCGGAAGAAACCTTCGGGAACTTCGAAAGTCGGCCCACCGCTTGTTCGACGATATGTGGAAATCCGGGGATATGAATCGTGAAGACGCCTACGAGTGGCTGTCCGAAAGGCTCGGTATTCCGCGGTACCTTACACACGTCGGGATGTTCGACGAGGCGCAATGCCGTAGAACTATTGAATTGTGCAAAACGTATGCGAAGGAGGAATGAATGCGGCATATCTGATGAGACCACCGATCGGTACATTTCGCTCGTAGTCTTACCGGGTGAGGACTACATGGACAGCTATCGGTGTACCGAGAGACAGTACCATGCCGATATGCGGCAAGTGGCTGCCGATACGGCTGTCCGCGTATTGTGCCACCTGATCGAATGTGTCCCTACGCAGGAAGACCTTACGCCTGATAAGAAGGTAGGGACGGCGAAGATATTTTACGAACGTCTTAAATTTTGGTGTACACTGTTAAATGGAACTGAGAAGCTATAACGTCGAGAGAATATTTAAGGACTGCACTACCTGTGTACTGGGAAACCTCGTCGGTACCCGAAAGGAGGAACTCGAAAAATACGCTGCCGATATTCTCGACATGATCCGACAGATACCCACGGAGGAAGTCGACGGTAAACAGTGTAACGTATTCGGGTTGTGCCATAACCGCAGAGACGGTGAACAATGGACACCCTATTTGCAAATCATTAGGATGCTGCTGTTGCTGGCTCGTCGCCTCGACTATGTGTATTGGGAGGGAGAGCTCAAACCAGATACGGTTATCTGGTTCAAGATTCCTGCCGCATAATTATTTTAGGTAGTTATATATATATAAACCAACGCTAAAATGAATTGATATGGGAAAGAAGAAATTTTTAGAAAAATTGGTTTTTGTAAAATGGAAAGATAGCTATGGAGTTGATACTGGATGGAAAGATATTTCAGAGTATTCAGCTTCATTATTGGAAATAAAGAGTTTGGGAAAAAGTTATTTATGAAGACAAAGAAATAATATCATTAGCTCAAAATTTTTCCGATGAAACGGATTATAATCCAGAGCAAGCCAATGGAATAATGGTAATACCAAAGGCTTGCATCTCGGAAATCATTTCTTTTTCTTTCAGTCAACTGCTTGAATTAGAGCAGAAGTAGCTACTTGTTTAACACGTCTTGAAGTTTTAGAGTCTCTCAAAAGTTTAGAAGCAATGCTTGTAATTTTGGGAGACACTTTTCATTTTACCCATATATATATAAGTCTGGAAAAACTTTGTTACATTTGTACCGAGGGAGCTTTAATATTTTCGGATATGAAGAAGGAGAAACAGATAAAATCGTATACTCGGCGCACTAAATCGGGAAAGACGGTTACAGTACGTGCGCACTCTGCGAAGTACGACGCAGCCGATGATTTGGTCAAGAGCCTGCTCAAAAAGAAAGGTTCCGGCAAGGAGTTTGAACTTGCCGTCGATACGAAGGGCGTCGATAAACTCGTTAACGAAATGGCCGATTCCGGCAGACTGATAGTACCGGTAAGTAAGGAGGAATTCCGTGCGTGGTACCACGAACCGGACAGTATTGCCGGTAAAGCCGCCGGTAAGAAACTTCGCTCCGTACTCGGTAGCAAGGAGTACAAGAAACTCGATGAAACTGCCAGCAGTGGGTATTCCACCAAAGGACACTCCAAACTGTACGGTACGCTGGATGGCATCATCAACAGTGAGGCCAATGTGTCCAAACGTCTCGACGCGCGTGGGAAGTCTGGTAAGTCTGCGAAACCCGCTGAAAAAGCTACCTCCGAAATAGGGCGTAAACCCGTCTATTCTCCGCTCGAAGAAGTTCGCCTCAGTAAGGCAGGGTACCGTATCGGTAAAGACGGTGAATCCATCTACAAAGGGAGTCGGAAACTTAGCAAGGATCAAGTCGCCGACCTTCGTAAGATGCTGTCTCGCGGTGGACGTGCTTCCGATAAGGAGGCGGCTATGATTCGGAAAAATCATCCTCACCCGACGTATAAGGATCACGAAGGCGTTGAACGGTATGCCTCGGGTGAGTGGCAGCACCTTCCTGTAATTAAGGGCAAGGGATCGACAGAAGCTCCCGTTCGTCAGAAACGCAACGCTAATAAGGACATCCTGTACAGTCGCGGAGAAAATACTGGGGACTCCTTCATAACTGCGGCGCAACAACTTGCTCGGAGTGATTCGAAAGGTCGTTCGAACAAGAAAGCTCTGCAAACGTTGGTTAGGGCCGGTTTTGTTAAAGACAGCGGCGACGGTGAGTTTCAATTTGCAGACGTTCACGAAGTACCCAGAAGGAATAGAAAATTCTTCGATAAAGTGTTCTCGGCATACGAAGATGAGAGCGATAAATACTGATTTTAGGAGGATTTTCTAAATAAGTTTGTATCTTTGTAGGTGAGCATCGAGGAGGTGCCCACCTATTTTTGTGTCTATGCAGATCGTTTCGTCCAATATTCGCACGGCTGACTATGATCGTCGTAACAGAGTATTGCGAATGACTTTCGTAAACCGGCCGAACTGGTTGTACGAATACTTCAACGTACCGGTCAAGATATGGACGCGCTTTTTGCAGGCAGATAGTAAGGGGCAGTACTTTTCGGCGTACATCCGAGATGCTTATCGTTATCGTAGGTCATTCACACGAAAATAATGGAAGCAATGGCAGTAGTTACGCGAGTATTCGAATTCGATGCGGCGCACCGAGTTATGAACGAAAGAGTGAAGTGCTACAATCTTCACGGACACCGTTTTCGGTTGGAGGTTTCCTTCGGAATATCTCCCAAGTTCTACGATCTGGGTTATCCGATCGACTTCAAGGAACTTAAACGAGTGTTCGGGGCTTACATAGATGAGTTTCTGGATCATGCGTGTATAGTCAATCCGAAAGACCGTGAAGTCATTGATCTGTGCACGCGGAATAAATGGAAACTCTGGGTAATGGGACACGGTGCCAACGTCGATCGAAACCCATCGGCGGAAAATCTCGCCGAGGAGATATTTACGGTGTTCAGGGAACTGGCCCGATTAAGTCCTGAGGAGTTCGATGTGCGGTCGGTTAAACTGTACGAGACACCTAATTGTTGGGTGCAAGTTTCCGAGACACAGGATTACCTCGACGTAGGTGTAAAAAATGCGCTGTTCATGTGGCGCGATAAAAAGGGTACCTTTGAGTACGACAGCAGACGATGCCAGTAAAGAAGAAACCTCTCAAAGAGGACGGTTTTGTATTCGAGACTACCGGTGGTAGTGTTACGGATATTGATACATCGGACATGGCGGGTCGATCCGTATCGTTCGATGCGCACTTCATTACGGGTAAGATCATGGACTTCGGTAAAGTGCTCACCGGAATCCCGCTGTACTCCTATCAAGAAGAGATTGCCTATCGGATCATCTACTCGGTTATAACGTTCGAAGGATCGGTGCTGACGGTGCTACTCTCCCGACAGAGCGGTAAGTCCGAGACTATGGCGTTCGTCATAGATACGCTTACTGTATTACTTCCGGCACTCGCTAAGATCATTCCCGATCTGGAACAATTTTCGAACGGTTTCCGCGTCGGTTTGTTCGCGCCTCAATCCGATCAAGTAGTCACGACGTACTCGCGCGCAATGACGCGATTAACGTCAGCAAACGCCGAAATGGTGCTATCCGATCCCGATCTGCTGGTTTCGCTTGAAAGTGAGGTACGACTTAACCTCAGTAACGGGTCGTTTCTTGCCGGTCAAGTCGCCAGCAAACAATCCAAGATAGAATCGAAGACGTATGACCTTATAATCATTGAGGAGGCTCAGGATACGGATGACTTTTTGGTCACTAAGAGTATCGAACCTATGCTCACGGCCACCGGTGGCACCCTCGTAAAAGTAGGTACTACGGGTGTTACCAAGAATCACTTCTGGTATGAAATTCAGGCGAACCGAAACCACGATCGGAAGATACCCGACAAACGGCTTCGGAATCATTTCGAGTATGCCTATAAGGAGATCATTTCGGCACGCCGACACCAGTTCGAGATAGACCATAAGAAGTTCCACCTCAACTACGAGGCCGATATTCTGCGTAAGAAGGAACGTTGGGGGGAGGATTCTCAGGCGTTCAAACTCGCGTATGCTCTCGTATGGGATTTGGAGAGCGGTATGCTTATCTCCGACAAGGAGTTCAACACGCTGTTGAACAGGAAACTCGGTTTTCAGGAACCTTCCACGGGAGATTATGTGGTCGCCGGTCTTGACATTGGTAAGGCTCCGGCCGAAACGGTTCTTACGATCGCTAAGGTATGGTATACGGACGATCCATTCGAAAAACCGTACAAACAAATTCTCGCGTGGGTATGCCTCGGAGGTCTCGACTACGAGGCACAACATCATGAGATTCTGAACTACATTGTGGAGTACAATATTTCCACTATATTTGCGGATTATACGGGTGTCGGCAAACCGGTAGTCGATCGTCTGGTGTACGCTTGCGGCGAGTACGTGAACATAGAGCCGTATACGTTCACCGCTCAAAGTAAATCGGATATGTGGTACAATTTCACGTCCGATATACAGACGAGGAGATTGATCGTTCCGGCTAACCGTATGGTCAGGGGTACTATCGAGTTCCAGAAGTTCGAGGAGCAGATGAAAAACTGCCAGAAGTACTTCAACGGTGCCTACATGGTGTGCGAGAAGTCCGAGGGGTACTTCGACGATATGGTAGATAGCTGCGCGTTAATGTGTCTTGCGGCTAACGCCCAAAGGGAGGCTGAATCCGAATTGGAAGTCGATGATAACCCGTTGTTCTCCAACTTGACGAGCAATGCGTTTGCCATGCACAGAAACTCTTACTGATATGGACGCAAGGAAGACAGTAAAGACGCATATCCGGAGATTGAAGTCCGGCAGGGTGATTACGGTTCGTGGGTATACTGCATCCTATAAGGTCGCTGCACGGAAACAGGGTTCCGGTACTGAGCTGTCCGATCTTGCCCGAAAGAAGGAACAGTTCCGAATCATCCAGCGAAGCAACCCCATGTTCGATGACGTACACACTGGAATACGAGCTGTGGGTGACATAATGACGTTCCGAGAAGCCGTCGATACGCTCAAAGATTATTCGGATAGTGACTATGTGTACCCCGATTTCACGAATAAGGATGCTCGGGAGGCTCTCAAACGAGGAACCGTAACTATATACAGCAGCTACCCGATAAAAGCGGGTGTGTTTGTGTCCCCGAGCAGGATGAATGCCTCAGACTACGCAGGCGGTGGTAAGGTATACTCTAAGGAGGTGCCGGTTAACAGTGTTGCATGGATTGCAAGTGATGAAGGGCAGTACGCCCCTATAAAATGATAATGCTATGGGAGTTAACGTAGGTGGAATGGACCCTACCGGTATGGGTTCCTACTCCGGTTATCCGGGTTCTAAATACTGGAATGTGGACAGTCGTCCGCTCTCCGAAGCTACGAGCGTACTGCGTTCGTTCGTGGTTACGAATATCATTCAGGACAGTCAGTGGGAGATCGACCGTATAACGCGGTACTATCTTTTCTGGAAGTTCTACAAGGGCCTTCATTGGAAGGACTTCAATGACGGCCTTATTTCGTTTAACTATGTCCGCGCCTTTATAGATAAGGTATCGATGTTCCTGCTCGGTAACGAGGCTTTTTCGCTACAAGTGAAAAGCTACTACTCTGATCAGATCGATCCCCGTCTCGAAAGGGTCGCTGAACAGCTTCTTATGTACCATTGGGGGAAATCCGATAAATTGCAGCTCGCTTATGAGATACTGCAAATGGGCGGTATTACCGGTGACTGTTGGATAGGTGCTTCGTGGCAGGACGGTGAGGATGACAAGTTCGTCAAGGTTCAGGTATACGATTCCCGTCAGTGCTTCCCCCAGTTCGAGAACGGTGACTTCGACAAGATGAAAAGTTTTCTTGTCCGTCAGCCTCTCGATTCGAACAAGAACCAGCCGTACAAAATGTACGTGATCAAGATCACTAAGGATACCTACGAGACGTGGTATCAACGTGACGTGACGCTGAATGAATCCGAGATCGTTAAGTATGAATCCAAAAAGACCAAGAACAAATATGGATTCATTCCGGTAGTCCATATCAAGAACCGCCCCAATTCCGAAGGTTACTACGGTGTGTCCGACGCAAACGACATATTGAAGCTGAACAAGGTGTACAACGAGATGAACCAGCAGGTAAAGGCCATCATCGACTACCATGTTACGCCTACGACGGTCATAACAGGTGCCTCGGCGAAGTCCCTTAAAAAGGGTCTCGGTCAGATATGGTCTGGTCTCCCTGCCGAGGCCAATGTGTTCAACCTCGGTCTGGATGTCGATCTGTCGGCTACGATCGAATTCATCAAAGACCTCAAAACGGCGATGCACGAATTGTCCGATGTGCCTGAAAACGCACTCGGTAAGATTCAGGCCATAAGCAATACCTCTGCCGCCGCATTGCAGATAACGTATCATCCGCTCATCCAACAGGCCAACCTGAAAGCCACTACCTACGGCGAGGGGATAACCGAGATGAACACGATGATTCTGCGGATTCTCGAAATCGAAGACCCGCGGAACAAACGTCTGCGCGAGCTGAAAAAACTCGCTCCCAATTTCCGCTCCGAGATGCGTATCGTACCGGTGTTCGCCTACGGTTTCCCGAAGGATCGAATGGATGAACTCAACCGTGCCGAGATCGAACTCCGATTGCAGCTCGGTTCCCGCAAGGAGATCATGGAGCGTATGGGCAAACAGAACATCGACCAGCTTCTTGAACAGATCGACGACGATACGCTGCATAAGGCACTGTTGCAACAGAAGCTCCAAGAAGCCCTCGGCGGCGGTGTTCCTCCGCCTCCGGGGTCTAACCCGGATGACGATCCTTATTCTGTCGACGACGGAAACATGGATGAATTCTCGGAATAACGAATAAATTTTGTTTTTACCGAAAATCTGTTTACTTTTGGACAGGCTATCAGTAGTTTCTTTTTGTCTAATTTAAAACTTTTGCGCTATGGCAGGTTTGCAAACCCTTGATAAGGGCAATCCCGAAGCTCTGCATGACATCGGTCAAAGCAAGGCTCCTATGGTCGGCGAGAAGTTCGTGAATCCGGGTACCCCGGAGGCGGCTCTCGTTTCGTATGACCAGCTCACGCAGGCCAAAATCCGTGGTAACGGGTCTGAGGTTATGCGTACCAACATCATCAAGTAACGAGAAAATCCAAAGAACTTAACAAATCCACCGTAGAAAAAATCGTATGGAACCGAACGAAAAAACTATCGTCATCCCGGAGAGTATTGAGATCGATGGCCACTCTTACGTGGTGAAGGAGACTCCGGCACTTATGGAGTTCCGACAGCTCGTTGAAAAGGCCGAGAAGAACAAGCTGTACTCCACCTTCGCAACGCTGCGTCAGCAGATCAACGACCTCAAAGCTACACAAGTCGTCCAACAATCCGCTCCCTTTGATTTGGGCGCCCTTGTCGAAGCTCTTAAAGGTGAATTCGCTACCCGCGAAGATTTGCAGGACATCGTAAGCAAGGCCGTACAACCGGTTAACAACGATCTTGAACAACGTAGACAGCAGGAACTCGCTGAGTATCGCGAGCGTCTCATCAAGGACAACGAGGGGAAGTGCATTCCCGAACTGGTCAAGGGTGCTACGAGAGAGGAGATCGACGCCTCCATGAAGGAGAGCATCGCGCTTCTCAACAAGTACCACGGGCCGTTTATCGACCCGCCTCAGGGAAAGACGGTTGACCCGCTTCTCGTCAACGCCGAAAGAAGGGCTGTTGCAAGTGGTGAAGTCCTCGAAATCCCTGCGAAACCGACGCCGGTAAAGGATGACGGTAAGAGTCCGATCCCTGTCGTGCCCACGCGGGCAATGCCCGAAGTTTCAACTGCTCCCGCAACACGGAAGATGACTATGGAGGAGTTCGCTCAACAACGAGAGGCAATCCTCCGTAACCTCGAAGCCGAGTACGGGGCACAATAACAAAACGTCTAAACTTTTATAAGATGCTTACTGTATTTATTTCGTTTGTAGCGTTCGCGCTCGTCTGCATGACGGGGTTCGCGTTCGGTGAAACGACCTCGGCTATCGCCAACAGCGGTGGCTACACTTCGATTCCCGAAGCCGTCCGTGACTTCTACTCGCGGGAGGTTCTGTTTCAGGCCCAGCCTCGTCTGCGTTTCGCCCAGTTCGCAAAGGTGAAACGTGACCTTCAAGCCATTCGTGGCAAGTCAATCGTTTTCGTTAAGTACAACAACCTGACCGGTGGCGGTTCTCTGGAAGAGGATGACGTCCTTACTCCCGAGGCAATGTCTACGGCCGAAGTTGTGGTTCCAGTCAAGGAGCAAGGCAACTCTACTCAGGTTACCGAATACCTTCTGCGCACGTCGCTGCTGGATGTCCTCGGTGACGCATCGCGTCTGCTGGCCAACAATATGGCGGTAGTCCTCGACGGACAGTTCCGCGACACGGTATTGCAGACGACCAACGTTATTTATGGTAATGGCAAGAAGTCGCTCGCAACGCTTACCGCTACGGATTACTTTAACACGGTCACGGTTAAGGACGCTGTTGAGATTCTGGCTACTAACAACGCACCGCGTATCAATGGCGACTTCTATGTATGTATCGCCCACCCGCACCAGCTGCGCACGCTTCGTGACGACAAGGAGTGGATCGAGGCCAATGTATACATGGGCCGTCGTCAGCTCTATATCGGTGAGGTAGGTATGTACAACGGTGTTATCTTTGTCGAAACGACGCAGATGCCCGTTCTGGATTCCGCCAAGATTCAGGAGAAGTACGGCTCCGGTGCCACGATTACGACCGGTTACGAGGCTGTCTTCTTTGGTGAAAACGCCTATGCGTGGGCTATCGCTCTCGACGTCGAGCTTCGTGACGACGGCGTTATCGAACTCGGTCGTAAGCACACGCTCGGCTGGTATGGTATCTGGGGTACCGGTATCATCGAGGAGAAGAACATCGTCAAGGCTCTCACCGCGTAAGCGGTGGGGCTTTCCCCTTTAACTTTAACAATTCACTATCTATGGCAAGACAAGTAAAGTCCGAAGGGACTGAACAGCCCGAAGTACAGATCGAACCCGAAGTTACGAAGGTTGAGGAAGCAAAGGTCGAACCCGAAGTTACGAAACCCACCGCTGCCGTTACCGGCAAGGTGACGAAGAAGACCCGGATTCACTGTGTGGAGAACGTCGATTGCATCGTTGCGGGCAATCGGTACAAGTTCCCGAAAGGAAAAGAAACGGAAGTGCCCGATGATGTGGCGGCCATTTTGTCCTCCGCTAAAAAGGCATTCAGAATGTAAAATTCATGTCTGCGACACAGGTAACTTTGAACGAAATTATGACAGCGGTTCGGGAGTTAACTTTCGACCGCTTCATAATTCCTGCATTCGCTCTTAAAGCGATACCGGGGTATATCGTCGAGGTGGTTCCTCCGGTTATTCCCAAGAACATATTCAACCGTCACATGGACGGGGAGTATGCTGATGCCGAACGCGAAAAGGGGATGCCGATATACGGCGATGTGGTTATCAACGGAGGCGATGCCGAGACTATTCCCAGTAGTTACGAAATTCGCCCCGGGACTACTAACCCGACTTTCGTTACACGGCTCGATGCAGGAGATGCTGAACCCATTGAGAAAGGCGGTTATCTGGAAATTCGCAAAAATGACGGTAGCGACACGAAGCGCTTCTATTTTACAGAGTACTACACGTTCAATCTGTTGTTGGACGCGCTTATCGCAGAAGGAATCGTAGTGGCCTACACGCCGTATTTCAAGGGTGACGAGCTTACGAGTACGCTTATCAAGGTCGCCGCACGTGACGCAGACGAGGATGTAACATTTTTCCGCAGATACTTTTTCTCCGACTGGGAGATCGCTAAGATGATCTCTTGGTACTATTTCAAGGTTCTCGATATAAAGGATGTTGACCTTACGGATGAAACCGTGGGTAAACTTATCCGACCTTCCGAACAACATTTAGCCATTTGGGTATCATATCACCTCGTCGACAGACGGCGCGTATACGAGAATGCCGCAGGTTCCATAGGCCAGTCGTTTACTGATGGCTCTGATTATACTGGCTCCGGTTCCGCGGGTACCCCCTTACAAACCACCGTACAGATAGGTTCAGTGTTCACCATTACGGAGGACGCTACGCAAGGATTCTTTTACGAAGATTTTAACCGTGTCGGCTCCGATAACGTATGGGGCGACAGATACTCGTTCTGGTACCGTCTTATGCTGTACCTCAGAGGTCTGCTTGAAGAACAATTCGGTGATTACTCCTTGCGGAAGGACAATGTTATACCGGGTTATATCCAGCTTATTCGAGAATACGATTTCCGTGCCTATTACGATTCGTACCCCTTCACTTTGTCACCTCTTTCGAGAGGTATTCTATCGAGAGTTCCATAGTTGAATTCAACGTAGCACGGAAACACAAGAGTCGTTTATACAGTTGAGCTATGCTTGTATCTAAGGCCAAGTTTTTACAGTACCAAGCTATGTTTTATAAGAAGTTGCTCACAACACCTTATAAGATACAGCTTGAAATCGTGACTGTCCGAAAACCTGACCAAACCGAAGAATTTACCATAGAATCGTTCGTCGGTGACAGCGTAAGAGAGTCGACATTTTACGAGTTCAGAGCACTGTACGAAAAAGAAATACCCGAACGTACCCGTGAGAAGTATGGCCTACCGAAGGAAGTAAATGGAGTTGTCTATCTCTCCCCGAAACAGCTTGTGCCGAAGCTGGGTGATTATCACCTCGATTGGAACAGGACGAAAGTCCACTTTGAAGGAAGAACCCAAGTTATCAATAGAATAATCTATCTCGAAGATTTTAAGGAGTACGGAAGCTGCATCGGTTTGCAAATATTCGTCAAGGATGATTTGAAAGGGGGTTGATATGACTACCGTAAAAGAACATCGACGCAAGAGGCGGAACAAAGTTTCAGTTGTAAGACGCCACAATCGAAAGGATAAAGTATCTGCATATCGTGGGGCTAAGGAGTTTTCCGATGCTTCGCGTGAAAAACTTTCTCAGAAGGGGGAGGCGCTTCCTGACGGTTCGTTTCCCATTACGAACAAGAGGGATTTGGCGAATGCCATATCTGCATACGGCCGTTCCAAGAATCCCGAGATAGTCAAACGTTGGATCATCAAACGGGCTAAGGCTCTCGGTGCCCGGGATATGCTCCCCGAAAATTGGTAGTATGGCCAAAGCGAAAAATACCAGTGTCATTCCGAGGTACCCGGAATACCAGAGGTTGATCGTTCGTGAACGAACCCCCGCGAAACCTTTCCGCGAGGAGAACGAAGTTCTGGCCGCCTACGAACAAGTAGGGAACATTCCCGACCGTAGTACTACGAGCTGGACACCCGGATTGCTCGATCCGTATTACAGAAACGAGTGTTGAGTATGAAACCGTGCGACAAACGTCCCGGAAAGGTCAAACTTAATCCGCGGACACATCTTCCCGAGATGACTTCATGGGGTCTCGGAACTGGTATTCCCCCGCTGACGACCGACCCGGAGAATCCGATCAAGCCGTTCGCCGACTACGTTATGGAGGACGACGATCGCTACCCTTACGACCGCAGATGATACCTTTCGCGATAGGAGCTGTTCTAAGACTTGCGTCGAAGGTGCCTCGTAGACTTACGAAGGTGCCCCGAACGTTGCTTAAAGCACCCAAGTCGAAGATACCGAAGACGTACAAGTTTAAGGAGGACATGGACGCACTCGGTGCTCAGATCGCTGAGGAGTTCAAGGAGACTGTAAAGAGGAATATCGAGACCAACAAGTTCAAGTATACTCTTGCGGAATCCACACGAAAGAAAAAACACGGCGGCGTTCCTCTTATAAACAGCGGCGTTATGCTCGACGCCATCTATCGGGAAGGCACCTTCGTATCTGTGGAGGACACTCCACGTACTGATAGCCCACTCACGAACTTACAGCTCGCTAAGGTTCACGAGTACGGTACGAAGGATAAACACATTCCGGCCCGCCCCGTATGGCGAGATTCATTTGCGGCGTTCAAACCCGTTGCGCGAAAGCGCATCGAACAATTTTTTAAGAAACATGGCAGTAAACGTTAAGTCCTACAAACGTAGAAGCTCCAAAGGAAAAGTCTACACGGTTCGTGCCTATTCCAGAGGGGGTAACAAGAAGGCGAATCTCGACGGAATGGAGATTAGCCGAAAGGCTCCTACCATGTCCGACGAGGAGTTCGACCGGTTGCAGGCTAAACAGGATCAGGAGATGCGCGAGTTCATCCAGAACTTGCAGGGTGTCGCCAAAGCGTACAACGTCAAAGGAGGCACCGAAAAACTAATTCAACCCCGCTCCAAGAATCCTATTGCGCAGGCTAAGGCCGACACCAAGTCCGAGACCGCCCGTATCATGAAAGAGATACGTCCGACGCTATCCGGCAAGCCTCCCGTTGACACACCGCGCAAGGGCGGTTTCCTCGGTAAGCTCAAAGCGCTGTGGAACGAAGAACTTGCCAAAGCCGCCAAAAAGTACGGCACCTACGACGAGTTTTTCGGTACGGGGATGCCTAAGGGGAATACGAAACAGAAACGGAAGAAGTAAATGGATCAGCTTATCGCACGTCTCATGGATGTATTCTCCGTGGGGTACATGTTCTGCGTCATAGCCGGTTCGTATATGGTCATACGGTTCATCGACCATTGCAACGGTACGCGAAAAGTTCCTACGTGGCAGAAACGCTGCGTTACGTGCGTTGTCGGTGCGTTGTTCTTTGCGGTGTTTCGCGAGTACACGGAGGAATCCTTCGAAAGTCTGTTAACCTCGTTTTTCGCGTCGTTGTTTGTGTATGACAGCGCTATAAAGTGGCTGCTGAAAAAACTTAACTCAGGGTACAAATGTTAAGCTCCGTTTCACAGGTTAACGAGCAGTTTTTCGCTCTGTTCTCCGGTATCAAGATCAAAGATCACGGTACCGGTGCACTTATCGATGTACCGGTACGGTACGCACGGAAATCCGCTTATGACTACACGGAGGAGCAGGAGAACCAAGTGTATCCGTGTATAGCTATTCAGGATTACGCCCCTACGCTCAGAGACGAATGGTGGGTCGAGTTCAAGGAGTACTCCGGTGGATTATCCGATGATGAACTCACGGCGTATCTGTATCGAAGACCGGTATGGATGGATTTCCGCTATGACGTCAGCATCGCCGCAAAAAGTTACTTTCAGATAAATGCTCTCAAAGATGTATTTACACGGTTCATGCTGGAACCGTCGTTTCTGTTCAACAAGAGCGTTATCGATGACGAGGATTCCGTAGGTGACGTCGTTCCGTTCACCGTCAGAATTACTGACGTACCGCGCACCGATGGAGTTCAGGAAGTGAACTACGAATTCACTTTGCAAGTGTGGCTGTACGCGGTCGAACCGAGAGAGGTTGCGGTTATTCAGAAAGTTATTCTCAATGCCGAAGCCGTTACGGTTATTGTGTGACGTATTTTTGCGTCACAACTTGCAAAATCGGAATAATTTTCGTTATCTTTGAGAAAAATTAAGGACTATGGCTAAGACGGTAGAGACCAAATCTTCTGAGGTGAAAACCTTGATGAACGCCGGCAGTATGCGGGTCGAACTTCGTGTCGAAGGGAAACTCGTCGTGCTTATGCCCGGACAACGTTGTACGGTTCCGGCTTCTATGAAGGTTCCTCGTATCTGTGGGTTGTTCGTAAAGTGGTTCAGAACGGATGATCGACAAACTGAAACTCGTCTGCGACAAGAATGATCCGGCCGACAGGAAACTTCTCCTTCTGGCCGAATTGTTCGACGAAAGATGTCAACTTCTCGAAGAACATCAGACGGAGATGAGTTCCCGTTTGGAGAGCACCGACCGAAAACTTGATGACATACTCAAACAGTTACAGACGATAACCAATGCCGAGGAAACGTGTCCGGTGCGGAGGAATACGGAATCTTTCAACCTCCTTATATTCTTCATGGAGCACCCGAAACTGGTTATCGTTTTAATGCTCGGACTGGTTTTCATCATTTCAGGATTCGTAAGCCATGACCTCTGGTCGATATTAAGGGGTATTTTTAACGTATGAAGAATATTTGTATAGTTCTCGATCCTGCGCACGGTAAGGAGGTTCCCGGGAAACGAAGTCCCGATAACTCGCACAGAGAGTATTTGTGGAGCCGTGAACGCTGCCGGAATCTTGCGATCGCACTCAGATCGCTCGGTTACGAAGTGTTTTTTACGAATTCTACCGAGTACGAGATCGGTCTGTCCAAGAGGCAGCGAAACGCTCTTTCGGTAAAGACCGACAAACAGAAGTTTCTCCTATCCCTTCACAATGACGCCGTGGGTTCCGGTACGTCGTGGAACAATGCCCGCGGCTGGTCTGTATGGACTACTAAGGGGGTAACGAAGTCGGATGAATGCGCGAGCATCATTATTGATCAACTTTTGGAAGATTTTCCGGGGTATAAATTCAGACAATACTCCGTCCAAAAACTCGACAGGGACTTTGAAAGCAATTTCACGGTTCTTATGGGAAGTGGTTACATGGCCGTTCTCGTCGAGTGGCTGTTTCAGGACAACAAGTATGATGTGGCCGAACTGAGTAAACCGGAGGTAAACGCTCGTTTCGAGCGATCGATCATCGAGGCTATCGAAAAAATTAACGACCATTTCAGTAGATGAAAACCTTTAAGAGCATAGCTTTGTTTTTTCTTATCGGCATAATAATAATAATAGCCCTTACTTGTACCTGCGTGCATTATGCCAGTAAGTGCAAGGCGCTCGAAAGGACGAGTAACGTAAAGGAGTACATCGACAAGATTCATAAACTCCAAGATTCCGTTAATCGGCTCGTTGTGGTTCTCGATGAATCCAAAAGAATCGTTTCGCTGCTTGAAGCTGACAAAAAGAGACTCAAAACTCAGGCGAAAAAAATATTGGAGAACTATGAGAAGCTCGATTCTATGCTTTTGGATTTTGGTATCGACGATAACATCGAGTTTTTGTCAGAATACCTATCCGAGGAAGATGATCCTGAACCAGACGGACACCGTAGTAGTGATAACTCCGGTGCAGCTGGTGAAGATAAATAGAGGACTGAATAAGGTTCGGATGCTGGAAACCCTGAACGAGAATTACCTTGCGCGTCTCGTCGTTTCCGATTCACTGAACAAGGTTCTTACCGGTACGATCGAAACTCAGGAAACGGTCATCTTACTGTGGAAGGAACACGGTAAGACCTCTGAGGAGATCATAAACACGCTGGAAGATTCCATGCGTGAACAACAACGAAGAAACAAACGTACCCTATGGGGTGTCGGTGCCGGTTGTGCGGCCGCCGGTATTCTTATCGGGTTGATTTTATAACGATAAAACAGGGAGCAAACTTAATTCGTATAACAATGGCAGATGTAGGTATCTCTATCAAAGAAGGCGTAGCGAATGGTGCGTCTCCTTTCAAAGACCCCTCGATGCGTAACGTCGGATTACTCGGTATGTTCACCCGCGGGCCGAAACTGGTTCCCACGAAGGTATCGAACATGGAGGAGTTCAACGAGATGTTCGGAGGGCAGAATTCGAACTACTTTGGGCCGGCGGTAGTCAAAAATCTGTTCGATGAAGCCGGTGAGGCTCCCGTTACGCTGTACCTGTCTCGCGTAGTGTCGGCGGACAGTGTTGTAGCGTCTAAGGAGCTGTCGGCTACTACCGCCGTCACGTTACAGTGCAAGGCCGGTTACAAGGGTACTCCCGATCTGGGTGCATGGGCCAACAATAAGGTCAATCTTACGTTCTATCCGTTCGGTGTGTATGCTGACGAGAAGTACGCGCTCGCCGTTTCCTATAACGGTTCTACGGAGACGTACATCGCGGGTACCATCGCGGAGATCGTAAGTCAGGTCAATACGGCCAGCAAGTGTATTACGGTCGCTATGGAGGGAACCGAGGAGACCGGTAACGCACGCTACAAGGTTGCTTCGGTCGGTTCTTTCACGGCAAAACAGGGTGACACGCAACTCACTGGAAGCGCTGCTCCTACCGGTGCGAAAGCCGGTGACACGCTGTATTCGGCTTCCTATGAGAAGATCGGTGTCGTGGCCAGCGTATCCGGTAACAACATTCTGTTGCAGGGCATGGCTCTCGTCGATGTTTCCGGTACGGTCAGCAAGTTGACCGGTACGCTCGTTACGGGTACGCTTACGGGCGGTACGGACGGTAACGTTACGGAGGACTACTTCGGTGACCAGTTCAACAGTTTCGACGGTGCCGACGTTCAGATCATGGCTCACACGGAGTATCATTCGCTCGACGTCGAAAAGAAGTTCAACGCCTATCTGAACGAACAGAAAAGTCCGATCGGCGTTATCACGTTCCCCGTCGACTTCTCGGAGAGCATGGCCGAACTCTACTACAACGCGCTGCGTTCGAACGACAAGAGTTTCATGGCCGGCGGTTACGAGGGTTGGATAACGGTTCTCGACAGTGACGGCAATCGTGTGACGATCCCCAACATCGGCGCGGTTATCGGTGCTGCGTATCTGCGCACGCCGTATGCGAGCGGCAATTACATCCATATTCCGCCGGGCGGTCTTGATTCGCTGTTTACTACCGTCGTAGACGTTACGCCCCGTAGCTTCACGCAGGCGACTATCAACCGGCTCGTTCAGAACTACCTCTGCAACGTGCTGCAATACGTCGAGGATACCGGGTGGTACGTCGGGACGTCGCGGTCGTACTCGACGAATTCGCTGTACCAGAGTATTCACACGCGGTTGCAGACGTCGTATTACGTGCGCGTCCTTAAAAACAAGCTCCGCTTCATGGAGCAGAAACCGAATACTCTCAGTATCCGGCAGGAGGCTCTGGTGGAACTCCGTACCTATTTCAAGGGAGAGTACGATGCCGGTGCCCTCGAAAACAGCGTTGCCTTCGACAAGGCATATCAGGCGATCTGCGACAAGAGCAACAATCCCGCCGGTCAGGATCGCAAACTCGTTAACATTACGGTAATGTGGATTCCTACCGAGTGTATCGAGAGCGTCGTGCTGTCGCTGCAAAGAAACGATGGAATCCTGTTAATTGAGGAGGAGTAAACTATGGCAAAACCGCAAAAACCGCAGGACGCTTTCGTAGCGAATGGCTGGTACCTGAATCTTCCCGTAGCGGGGATTCTTTCCAATGGCCTTTTCGAAACGTTGGAGGGTATGGGCAAGTCTTCCGGTAACGTAGAGATGGTTGATGCAGGAAGCAACCACGTCTACAACTTTACCGACCAGCTTACCCGTTATGACGAGATGACGCTCACCAGAACGTATCAGGGGAATTCCGCCGACCGTGCTATGGAGGCTCTCGTCAGTACGATGATCGAAACCGGACTGAAACTTCCGGCTACCGCCGTCAAGATGCACCACGGACAGGTGGTGTTCACGGTGGTATTCGAGGGATTCCGGTTCACGGCCGCACGTTACCCGACGTTCGACAATGGAAGCTCCGAGAAGTTCACCGTCACCTATACGGCGATGTGCGACGGCTGGGAGATCGTTCCTACCAGCGTGTAACGACAAGTTCTTTTAACACTATACAGGATTATGGACAGTTTGATTTTCGATCTTCCCATCGGACTTCGTTCCGGCGGGGATGTATTGAAGGAGGTAGAATTACTTCGTACTAATGGTGTGGCAGAAAAAGTTTTCGTGACCAAGATTCCCGAACGCCCCTACACGTGGCAGGGAAATGTCCTTGCCGTAGCGATCAAGAGAATCGGTAACATCGAGATCGGTGCCGAGGCCCGCAGATCATACGTCAAGGACAACGCGGTTACGATACCCGAGGCGGTTAAGAATCTCACGATGGCGGATGTAAATACGCTTCTCGTGGAGATTCACCGCCGGTTGTGGCAAAGTTTCATCCCCCGTCAGGAGGTTATTTGCAAGTACTGCGGGAAGCGTCTTCTCGCGGATATTGATCTCGATAAGATCGATTACCGCGACGAGACGAAGGAGTTCATGGAGGAGTGCCCGAATTACGACGAGATCGTGGTCGACCTTGTTTCCGGTTTCACCCCTCCGTCGCTCGGTAAAATAACGGATAAACCCGAATACGCCGACGTTCTGCAAACCGAATACAACCGTATGACGTTCCGTGCGCCGCTGCTGCGCGACGCGATAAAAAACGAACGGAAATTCTCGGATTCGATCGGTTTCTGGCGCTGCATCGCGAAGGACTGCCTGCTGCGCGTCGAATCGGTGGAGGACGGTACCGTTACGAGCGTTCTCCCGACGGAGTTCCACACGTACTACGGAATGAAGCTCTACGACGAGTATCTTTCCGGCAAAGACCTCAAAGCGATCCGCTCCGCTCTGACGGAGTACCTTCCTACGCTTCCGTTCGCGTATTACGACCGGTGCGGATGTGACGAGCAAAGAGAGATACCCTATTCGATGGAGGCGTCTTCTTTTTTCTCGGAATGACGTTAAACATCGGAATCGCTAAGTTCGTCAATAGAGAGTACCCGATGTTCGGCCTTTGGGCTTTACGAAGGGATACTCTCTTTTTGCCGAAAGATATTTCTCGCGACGAAGACGATCCGAACAGTGAGGAATATTATAGTTTAACGTCGCAGGTGTACTTTCTTATGAAGCGTTTGCGTCAACAGTATTCGGAGATCATGCTCATGGATACCGAGGATCGCGAAACGTTTTTTCACATGGAGATGGAGGTCTTGAATAAAGAACTCGACGCCTCCAAAAACAAGTAGCTATGGCCGGTAAATTGAGGGGTGGAGACCCGCAGTTTTCATACGATTTCGGTGTAGCCGTATCTACGGCTACTCTAAGTAAGATCACCAGACTTACCGGTGTCACCTTGTCACTGGCGGGTGCGTACTACGCGCTGCAAAAAACCGCTACGGAGTACGTCGATACGCTTAAACCGAATGCGATGCGCTTCGGCGGGTACCTCAATACGATGCAGACGATGGCCAAGTTACAGGATCGTATCGCCAAAGGACAGACGTCGTTCTCCGTGCAACAACAGATGCGCGGAATGAACGATCTTATGTCGGTCGGCATCAAGGCCAGTGAAAACCTCGACTTCCTCGACAAGAGCGCTCACGCTATGGGCGTAAGTTTCGACGAATTCGCCGGAGCTATCGCCAATGGTATCCGTGGAAACATGTCGGGACTGGTTCAGATGGGACTTCTTACGGAGCGCTCTACGCGCTATTTCGAGAAGTATCAGGCTAACACTATTCAACGACAGCAGGCGATCCTTAACTTCGTGAAGGAGCATAAGGGATTGCAGACACTCATCAAGAACGACTTCCGCACGATCAAAGACGGTACTGCACAGATTTCCGGTATATGGAAGACCTTCATGCAGAGTGTCGTCGGTGATCCGAGAAATCCCGACAGTCTGTACGGAAGCGTAGTCGGTGTGTTCGACAAGATCGGCGGTGGACTGTCCAAGTCTTTGGAGTACATCAAAAGGGCCGGTTACATGGTCGGCAGAGTTCTCGGATGGTTCGTCAAACAGATCGGTGAGTTCGTCATGTGGGTCGGAAGGGTCATAAACAAAAGTCTCGACGGCTCCAAGAAGATTCTCGACAATTACAGGGAATCCACGAACTCGCTTATCGTATGGCTGGAATTCATGAAGCTTCGGGTGGTCAAGTTTTTCCAAGACTATCAGGAACCCATAAAGACCACTCTCAAACTGCTGCTGGCGTACAAGGCGCTTAAAACGGTGTTCCTTATCTCTAAGGCGGCGATCAATTCCGCATGGGCGTATGCTGCGGCGATAAACAGTATCGGAGGCGGTCTATACAGAGGGATACGCCGTCCGTTCATACGCGGTAAGTGGAGAACCGGACGAATGCTACAAAATCCTGCCAACTACCGTGGCGGCGGTTACAAGGCGCATGGTTTGCAGAAGGGTTCGAGAAAGCGCCGCTGGATGTACATCAAGAACATGTTCATGAAACCGAAAACGCAGACTAAGATCGCTGCGTCGTTCGGTATGCTGAAACGTTCGGGGCCGATCATCAAGACTATCAGTGCTGCACTGCTCAACGTAGGAAAAATAGGTCTTAAAGGTATCGTAGGAGGTACGTTAGGTGCCATCCTTCTCGGTTTCGAGGCTCTCAAAATCTACATCAAGGATATTCTCGGTCTTTCCGAGGAGTGGGACAAGTACATGCAGAGCATCTGGCGATTCGTTAAAAGTATCGGAACGCTGGTATCCGACGCGATCGGCAGGAAGTTCGAGAAGTTCAAGACTAATTGGGACATCATGGGAAACCAGCTGTTGACTGCGTGGAACAATCTGGTTTATGGTATCGGTAAGACGTGGCGAGACTTCATGCGTACCGACGTCGGTAAGCTGCTCGCATGGTTCTTCGGTATGAATAAAGCTAACGCTGCTGCGGGTCTTGCCGGAATCACCAACGGTTTCGATTCCGCGGCTGACTACATCAACATGGTCAACGAAAACAACAATGGGGCGCATCTTACCGAGATGGAGAGGCTACGCCAACGTCAGGAGGAGACCAAAATGCTCAGCGACATATCCGCCTTGCGCCGGCAGGCATTGAAGGCCCGTTCGATGGAGGATATAAGCGCATTGGTCAAGGCTGCCAAGTCCGACTTCCAGATAACGATAAACCTGCCGGAAGGCGTTACCGACGTCGTGGCTCTGTCGGATATTATCATCGACCGCCTCAGCTACGAGATGGAAACCAAAGCTACTCGTAACGGAGAAATTTATCAACCAGCCGTGTTACCCAGTATTTATGGCAATAATTAATGACGCAATAGGAGGTTTGCAGAGGCGGTTCCGGTCGTTGTTCAATACGAATACGGGGTCGGCTAACGGTCATTATTTTTTCCGCACCTCAAAGAACAGAGGCTATCTTATCCGCAAAAGGGATACGCTCAATACGGTAAACCTCGAAAAGGGGTACGTGTTTCAGTTCAACCCTCAGCAATTGATGGATACGAAGTCTTCTACGTGGAGTACGCGCAACTACCCCGGGCTGTCGTACAACGATTACGTGTGGGCCGGAGGCGGCGAGCGTATCGTGACGTTCGAGCTTATGCTGGACGATACCCCCGGATCGCATACGGCGTACTTCCTCCCCGATACGGTGGCCGCTACGATAAAGAATACGCCCGTACCCGCTGCCGTGGTGGAACAAAAACGGAACCGCGATACGCTTGCCACGGCTTTCGGTGTTCCGACGATACCCACCAGTAAGGAGACCGCGAAAGTCACGCAGATGGTCGATTTCGAATGGGACATGAACGGGGCGTTCAGTGTTACGCGCGTCCATGAACGCGGAGTTCTCGACGCGGTGGAGTATCTGCAATCGTTTTTGTACCCGGAGCCGTTGAAGGATGAAAATACACCCCGTTTCGCCGAAGGAGGAATCATATCGCTCAACCAGTTCCGGCCGCCCGCTACGGCGGTATTCAGTTTCGGGCCTATCCTTTTGCAGGGGATCATAAAGTCGGCTCCGGTAACGTACCAGCTGTTCGACAGAGACCTCACCCCCATACGGGCTTCCGTATCGGTGGAACTCGGTGTTCTCGAATTCGAAGATTTGACCAGTTCCTCTACAATGACACGCAAGATATGATAAGCAACGGATTCTACAACTACCACAACCTCAAACAGGAGTACCTCGGCGGTAAAGTGAAGCACTACCCGATAAAGGATGCTTCCATTACGCTGGAATGGTACGAGTACATCGTAAAGGCGAACGAGACGCTGTATACGATCGCCGCCCGTGTGTTCGGTGAAGTATCCGTTCAGAACTGGACGTTCATCGCCGATAACAATCCGCCGCGCAATCCCGACGACTGGAACGTCGGAGACGTAATCAGACTTCCCAAAATCATAGTACGAGATATAATCCGATGAACAACCCTACACAACCGTCATTCAAGATTCGTCTGTATATGAAAGGAGAGATTCCTGCCAATACGGACACTTACCGTGTACGCGGAGGGACACTTGCCAATATCGGGGAAGCGAGGTTCATCGATATTGAACAGTTCGTAACGTGGCCGGTCGAGTACAAGGAACAGATGTCTCAGGTGAACACGCTGTCGTTTACGGTGGACAAATATGCCGAACTTCTGTTGCAGAGAACGTATCTCGGTCAGTGGGTCGTGTTTTTCGGCGGATACTACGATGAAACCGGCGACGGTGTGCGGAAGATATTCGGTGGTACCATAACGCGGATACGAACCCGCTTTCAGGACGACGGACGAGTGTCCTATAACGTCGAGTGTTTCGCATACGGGTTTACGCAGATGGGTAAGGATACCGGTCTCAATTACACGTACCCCGATACCGGTTCCGGTGCGCGCCCGTGCTTCGCAGGAAAGAGTTCGATAACCATTACGGAGCTTATACAGGGAATCATCGAATCGGACGGCATGAAGCTCGGTATGCTCGCCTTGCCGAAGAAAGTCGCCAAGACCACGTTCACGCTTAAAAATGTCCGCCGGCAGGTCAACCAGTCGGACTGGGCTTTCCTGAACAGTTTGGCGCACGACTTCGGTTGTATCATGTGGAGTGAAACGGTTGATGGCGTTGAGACCATCAACGTCATAGAACGCGAATCGAAAGAGCTGCGAGAGGACACTAATATACAGTTCCTATATGTTCCCGAGAGGGGTGATATAAAATCCGCGCGATTGCAGGAGATACAACAGTTCGATGACTCGGTGTGGAACAGACCTCGAATCCTTCGGAGCGTTACGGTGGACGAAAACATCAATGCGGCCTACTCCGTAAGACGCTCCGCCGTGAAGTTCAATCCTCAGACTGGTCAGCTTGAAGACAACGTAGTCGCCGAAATTACGGAGAAGGACGGCAAGAAGGTAATCACGATGTACGAGTTCGATGCGGAGCGTGTAAAGGAGGTCGCAGAGACGCAACCCGAGATCGCTGCTACGATTCGTCGTCTGGGGCCGTTCGGTGTCGAGTGGAGTTCCGGCAAGGAGCCTGAAAGTCCTCTGTTCGCACGATACTACTACCGACAGGTCACGAAACCTCTGGACGAGAACGTCGCGGTGTTCGATATGAGTTTTTTGGGTATCAAGATCAAGGCCCGCTGCAACCAAGACCTCAATATCCATACGCAGAGAGTGTACAACGTGCGCGGGATACTGCGGTACAACTCCACGGATCAAGTCGGTAAGTACTACCTTATGGGACTTACCCATACGTGGGACGGTACCGGTACGTGGACTGACTTAGAATTCATGAAGTAATGACCGAGTTCGCACAGATAACCGGTGAGCTTCTCGACAACAGGCTCAAAGTACGTGTCCGCACGGGGAACGAGTTTTTCGCCCCGATGGTCATAACGGGCACTACGGGGACACTTCCGTCGGCCAAATGGCTGTCTGAAAACAAGGACAAGTTCCTCGCCCTTGTTACTTATGAAAAAGATTTGTATATTTCGCCTATGATAACGGGGTTTTACCCGTTGGAGAGTGCTTCGTCGGCAAGCTACGATATACAGGAACGCCTTCTGGCGGTGTGTACGGAGCTTCTCGAACAGTTATTGAAGGCGAAAGTGAATACGATGCTCGGCCCTCAGCCGTTCATGCCTGACACGATACAGGTGTTCAACGACTTGAAGGCGCGGCTCGATGAAATTAAGGAACTTATTTTACCGATAGGCGATGCTCAATAAGACTGCACTGAAAAATTCTCTGTACGATGGTTTCCGTCAGATCATGGAGGATCAGGCGGCCAATGCCGTCAACGGTGACGAGCAGGCTGATCCGGCGGACATAATCGCGAATATCTGCGAACGGATGTCTTCGGTGGTTTCCGATGCAGTGGAGCAGTACGTCAAGTCGGGAGATATACGGATAACGAGTGCCAACATTACCGTAACGGCGCCGAACGGTGCGTGCACGGTAACTCCGGCCGATCCGGCAAAATTGCAGTGACTATGCGGGGACTTTCTTGCAGATTCAAGATGGACAACGGTAAACTGGGTTTGTCGTCCGGCTCTACTAAGGCTTCGGACGATATTTGGTTCTACTGTACCTTCGACCGGATGCGCGTGTACTCTCCGAACTACGGGTTCAACTTCCACAGTCTCGTGCAGAGGCCCGCAAGTTTTTTCATCGTAAACAGGGCGCTTATCGTGTCGACGCTGCAAAATGGAATCGAACAGAATACGAATGATCTGCGTGTCCTCGGAGTGGACGTGGGATACGATCCCTCTGACAGCCGCCGCGATCTTACGCTGCGCATCGAGTATGCGGCCGTCGAGGAGAGCAAGACCGAAGTTCAAGGTGTAACGTTTGTTTAGTATGGCTGATAATAAGGAAATACTGCTCGCGTATTTTTCAGGACTTCCGCTGTCGACGCTTCAAAAGCTGCGCCGATATTCGGAGCTTCTTATCATACCGGAGGAAGACTTGCTGACGAATGCGACGATGATACAGATGGTCGACAAGGCGCACCTTCTGGCCGACTCGCTGTTCCCCGAGTGGACGGATCGAAGCAAGTCCGACTTCGGGGAGTTCCTTGTCGAACTGTTCGCATTGTTCTCGGAGAAGGACTTCTGGTACATCAACGCTTTTGCCAACGAGAGTATCCTCAGGAAGGCCCATTCGTATAGTAATGTATTCGCGCAAGTGTCCGCACTCGGATACACGCCGACGTTGGGCAAAGGGGCTACTGCGACGTTCTCGCTGACATTCGCTGCCGGTAATGCGGCGACGTACAAACGCGGTGATCTCACGGTTATGGTCGGAGACATACCGTTTACTAACGACGAGGATTTCAACGTACCGGCCGAAGAAACCACGCTGACACTGCTACTGCATGCAGGGACGTTTACATCGGAGGACATTACATTCAACGGAAACAGTATCTTCATACGGCAGAAGAACATCGACGTGGACAGTGTGTTCGTTCAGATAAACAACGTCGAGTACACACGTGTAGGAACGTTCGGAGAATCCGATTCGGACAGTACGCACTTTATGGTTCTGCCGGAGGAGGATGGTTCCGTGTCGATCTACTTCGGACATAACGGTTATGGTGTACAACCTTCGCTTGGAAGCGGTATTCATGTTGACTTCCGCACGTGCGACGGTTCGAAACAGAACTTCGACTTCCCCACTACGATGGAGGTACGTGTTACGGATGATTTGTCGCAGAGAGAGGTCACCGGTGTTACACTTATGACGGCCGCTACCGGAGGTTCGTATGCTGAGAGTCTTACGTCTATTCAGGAGAAGGCCCCGCTGATGATCGGTGTTCAGGGTACGGCCGTAAATACAGTATCTACCGAGGGACTGCTCAATACGCTCAACTTCGTTAAACAGTCTAAGGTTACGCTGGACGGTACCACGGTGTCGTACAGGGTTATTCCTACGTCCGGTTCGGATGAACCCACGTCGGAGGAACAGTCCAAGATATTCGATTTCCTCTCCGGCCGACTTATCATGGGGTACTCTCTGTCGTATACGCCGAACACGTATGTGGATTTGCTCGATGTGGCCAGTGAATCCGGTGTAGCTTCTAACATCATTCTGAATATAGTCTATCTGAAAGGTTACGACACGTCGATCATCGAAGGACAGGTCAAACAGGTTATTCAGGATGTTACGAATCCGCTGATAAAGGCTACTTACGGTTCGGGATTCGACCTTACGGACGTAGACGTACTTATCCGCGGTTCCGTTCAGGGGGTTCAGAGTGTAAGTTTCAAGGCTACGGTAAACTTTCAGGAAACACCTATGCGCAGTATCACGATCGCCAAGACTTCCATCTTCAAGCAAGTCGATGCCGGAGATATAATTTGTAGATTCGATGCAATTTAGCAAGTTCATACCCGTTTCGGTCAAGGAACAGGAGTTATCGCACAAGCTGATCTCGGTATTCGACGGCTTGCAGGCGTACAAGGAGGAAATCATCTACGGTTCCCTCCGCACTACTAATTTCGCGCTGATCGACAACAAGAAGTGGCTGCTTAAAAAACTCACCGACTACGGATTCTCCGGCCTTCCCTACGAGATGCCTCTACTGGTACTTCAACAACTCTTGCTCAATGCTGTAAAACTCAATAAGTTACGTGGGAGTTACGATGGTTTCAGACTGTTCGTCAGTATCATTACGATGGGAGAGGTCACTATCGACACAGACGGTTGGCTGAAAGATTCTGAACAACTTATCCCCGATTCTACGATACGGGGGTACATTACGGAGGATAACGCGAAGCCGTACTTTTATGTCGTAGACGATACTGACGTATTGTTTCAGACGAACACGTTGACGATCCATGTAAAGACACCGTATTTCGGTTCAGATTACGTCATTGCCGAATATGACGACGTGGTGTCGACATACGATGAGAATAAGGCGGGTTTCTCCGACGGAGGTTCTATGATGACGTGGAATATCCCTGAGATCGAAGAGTACCTGATCGGTACTGCCGACAAGGAAGGGGCCATAAATGAATTCGTCAGCTTCTATTCCGAGGCCCAGATAACATGGGACGTCCAGCATCGGGACAGCCCCTATTACGATAAACTATTAAACCCGTATTTCAGAAATGAGTAGTATTAAGGACAAGGTGTATAACGCCTCGCAAAAAATTATTCGGGCAGTCTTTCATGGCGCCCCCAATCTGTTTACGGCTCCCGATATAAACCGTCAGCTGGACGTGTTCGACCATCGTTTCGGCATGTTGGAGGGTTTCCTTCCTGCTACGTCGGATATGACTTTCAGTGTTGCTAACGGTGAAGCGAAGATGACTTACTCGTACCTCGAAGTCGCTGGGGTACAGTTATATAAAGGCAGTTCCAAGACGGATGTCATTACCGACGGTTTCTACAATGACGACCACCTGATCGGACTGTACGTCAAGCGTAAGCTCGTCACGTATGCGAACGACGGAGTGGATCATCTTATCTCGGGCGCCGTATTCGTCGACGGTACCTCTATGGCAGCGGCGGATCACTACGTCATATCCGACTACGGGTTCGTCGTCGGTACGGCTCAGTCCGGTACGACGCAGTGGGTGTCGCTTCCTTCGGATGCCGAGGTCGTGTCGGTGGTGTATTCGTTCAACGTCCTTCTCGGCGCAAGATTGCGTTCGAGAGTTCCCAATACGCTCCCGAAGGGATACCCGATGGCGACCAAGATCATCAATACGGTGGTAAATCTGTTTCAGTATCAACCGAGTACGGTCAAGTACGAGATTCCCACCGAACAGCTCGGTTCCTATGCTACCGGTATAGGAGGCGTCGCTTACTTCTACATGGACAAGGATATGCTGATGGTATCCGTCGATGCGCAGGTGGCGTTCAACAATACGGGGGTATCCCAATCTCGGAAGGTTCTTACGGCCAGTATTCCGCTGGCCTCCGTATTTTCGCAGACGTTGTGGAACGTAAACGACGTACTTATTGCCGGTGGTGCCACGACGACGAATACGGAGGAGGCTCAGAATCCGTTCGTCGTTGTATGCCCGGCGGATTTCATGCAAAAACCCGGCAATATCGCGCACACTGCGTACCGAACGTATGTAACCATCGAAACGCAGGGAGAAACGTCTCTAATGACGCCTACGGTCAAGCTGTGCATACGGCTCGCCGCGCAGTCTGTTATCGGGACTTATTCGTGCCGGTTCCGCGGACAGCTGATCGTACCGAATAAGGGCAGCCGTGCGTAGGCGGTTTTGGGACGTTTGCAAGAGTCGAAAGTTTTTGCTATATTCACGTAGTTTTTAACGGTCGAAAACGACCTCGGTTCAGGGACGATTTTTGGACGGTTTTGGACGAGGTTTTGGAGTTAGGTCAGACCAGATATATTTAATAACAGCTAAATACAGAAGTAGAATATTATATAATTATATATAATAGATATATGGGTATACGGAGTATACCCGGGTATTAGAAGTTATTTACCGTATTGTAGATATAAATTGCGTGGCCAAGCATTTGAAGCATGGGAAAAACGACGATTTTTCAACCTGAATTAGCGACCATCGACGAGCAGGGTTTTCGGCTGATGCGATCTCCTTTCCACGGGAGGACGATCCGCGGTTTCTCAATCGAGGGTCTTGCGCGTCATTACTACGGATACTTTTCGCGGCAAATCGACGCACTCAACGAGCGGATGAAATTGCTGGGTGAATCTCCGCGTGAACTTGTCGAACTGCAACAGTCGCGGGATGTTTATCTGAGGAACTACTCGGCGAATGTTTTCAATCATTGCTTCTGGTTCGAACAGCTTACCGAACGGAAGGTCGAAATGCCGGAATCGCTCGAAGCGCTTTTCCGCAAACATTTCGGAGACTTCCGCGCTACGGTAAGGGAACACGCCGCGACGAATATGGGTTCCGGTTTTCTGTGGGTGTACGCACGCGGTTCGGACGTATACATGCGCATGTGCCCGAATGCGCTTAACCCGCTGTGGAGGGATACGCCTGCCCCGTGGCAGGGATCACCGCTGTTCTGCATCGATCTGTGGGAGCATGCGTGGTATATGGACTACACGTCGTGCGACGAATACGTGAATGGAATTCTTGACGACTGCACTGACTGGGAGGTCGTTACCGAACGAACTATCGAATATGGAATATTGCAGCAACCTCCTCGCGACTGAACGCGAGATCATCGAACATGGAACCTCAGTCGAGGAAATATCGGAGACGCTCACACTCCCGAATCCGAGATACCAGAATATCGTCCGGTTCGGTAAGGGAAGGTTTTATTCGAAGGTAGACCCTACGATCTGCTATCTCCGAAAAGAGGGAGACCGGTATGTGCTTCCCCGCTACTACTTCGGGCAGCCGAAGTCGACGGACGGTCTCGTCATGGGAAGACGCACGTCGTTTAACCACAGGATCACCCTCAGAGACTACCAGAAGAAGTTTTTCGACGACAACCCCGCGATGTATGATTCGTCGGGGGTTCTGATCGAGATGCCGTGCGGTCACGGGAAGACGGTCTGTGCGATTTACCGCACCGCACGACTGCAAGTGCAGACGCTCGTTTTGGTGCCGACGTATTATTTGGCGCGACAGTGGGAAAACGTCATCCGTGGTACAACTGATGCCTCGACGGTCGTTTTGACGTCTAATGCGACGGAAATGCCCTTTAACGCCGATTTTACGATCGTGGTTCTCGACCTCTTTACGGTTCGCGTGCTGCCGGAGGAACTGGTGAACAATATCGGACAGGTTATCTTAGACGAGGCGCACAGGATCGGTGCCGACACGTATATGCCGATACTTGATGAAATCCCGGCGTATTATCGGACGGCTCTTACGGCCACGTTCCGACGAACCGACGGTGCGCATAAAGTGCTGGCGTATCATTTCGGGGATCGGTTCAGGATGGAATACCAGTTCCGCAAGCCTTATGTGTACGCGCTCGATACGGGTGTGGAGGTGCGCGGTGTCACGTCCAAGAACAGGCCGCATTCGACGATTCTGAAATATCTGGAACAACACGACTATCCCTACACGGAGACCGCATCGGCGATAAGTTTCGATCCCAAACAGTGCAAGTCCGTAACGGATGAGTATATGGCCGGTCACTGGAACAAGACCGAGTACAGGGAGCTTATGAAGACGCTCGAACGCGCACAGGATATGTCCTACACTACGTTGGAGAGTTATCTGTCGGAGAACTGCGCGCGCAGGAAGATCGCCATACGCGCTATTCAGGAGGCGCTCGACAAGGGACGCACCGTGCTGTTTCTGTCGAAACGCAAGGAGGTGCTCAAAGCACTGTACGAATACTTCTACGACTACGGGCCGATGCTGGTCATATCGGAGACGAACCGGTTCACGGAGGATGAGACACGGTATCTCGAAAACGAGTGCCCGCTCGTGTTCGGTGTCACGCAGCTGGCGAAGGAGGGTTTGGACATTCCCCGTCTCGATACGCTTATTATACACCTTCCGCTCAAAGATACGGAACAGGCCATCGGCCGCATATCCCGCGAGTTCAGCGGCAAGAAACCTCCCGTCGCGCTGTACCTTCTCGATAAGTGTCCGTACACATACGGAGTGTTCAGGGCGGCCCAGAAGACGATCGCGATAAATGCCGAATACAGAGGGGCGACGACGATCCCCGAATTGAAGAAGTTACTCTAATGACGAAAAGAAACATGAATTTTATTACCATTGTCGCACGAGAGATCGTTAAATTGGCTATATTTGTAGTGCTCGTGCGGATGCCTATCGAACTCAGCAGGATATTCGATGACGCCAGCTATCTGTGGATGTACGCGCTGTCGATATTTCTGTTTATCGTTACGATTACGCATTACGAGAACCTTTCCCGTATAGACGCTATCGAGAGGACATTTGACAAAGACGAGGATGATGACACAAGAGAGTAACATACGACCCAACCGCAGGGAGAGACGACTGCTTCTCCGCAGGGGAAAGACCGGTGAGCGGTGGACTACCTTCGCCGACAACAAGGGATTCGAGTACGACTACAAGAGCGTGGCGAAGTTCGCTTCGCTGTGTAATTTCATCCTCGGGGGACTTAAAAGGGGATTCCCCGTCCTCGCACGCAGGCTGCACTATCCGGCATGGGCCTGCTATCCGTTCTTTTTCGTCAAGCGCGACCTGAAAGTGAAAGACCCGATTCCGATTCTCAATCATGAGAGGATACACGTAGTCCAGCAAAGAGAGCTGCATACGGTCGTAAGTATTCCCGTAGCGGTCGCAGCGGCGTTCACTACGCCGTGGCTGCTTCTGGCGGTGCCGTTCGTGCCGACGATCGTATACATGGCGGATTACGTCAGGGTGTGGGTGAAACTCTCGCGTATGAAACGGGCGGGTGAAACCAAATACGGGAAGATAACCGCGCAGGTAATCCGCGCCAATACGTGCTTCGAACTGGAAGCCACGTCGAAGGCTCCCAATGCGAACTACCTTCTGGAACGCAAGTTCATGGCCGAACTCGCGTGGACTGGTTGGAAAATATTCCGCAGCTATGGGAAGTAAATGGTATCGTTTCATCAATGGAGTGTTCGGGGTTATCTACTCGTTCGCACTCGGGATGCTGCTGTTCGAAGTGTCATTTACGGAGGACGACGTGGCGATGTTCGTCGTAAGCGATTTTCTGTGCGTGGTCTGCTTCGTTGCGACTACGGCGTGTTTCTACCAGATGTATACAGGTAAAGATTTGTTTCGATGAACTACGATTTCGACAGGGATACCCCGCAGAGCGCATACGATGCGCTGTACGAGAAACCCATAGGACATGTGTTCTCGGTAAACCCCGACGACTACGAGACGGTCATTGGGAGAATCTCCGAGGGTGCCCGCGATGGATTCGCGGTGTTCCCGATAATGCCCGGGACGTCGCTGTACGTGCAATACGGGTGCGATCATTGCGTAGTAACGGCCAAGTAGGACGTTTGGAAATATCGTTTGCAACGTCTATATTTGTTCTCGTTCACAAAAACATTTCTCACAACTTAATTTTACAAAACTATGGTAATCGGAAAAATCAAACCGACGGCTACTCTTGTAGCGCAGTACCCCGCCAATTGCGAGGTCGATGCAATCGAACATGACGACAGACTGTTCCTGCCGGTCGTATCGCTCGGAGCTTTCACACCGACGAAGGAGGAAGACCCGAAACCCGTTAAGAAATCCGCTCCGACGTTCGAGGAGGCTACGCGGGAGCCTGCCGCAGCTTCCCCCGCTCCTGCTCCCGCCGCATCGGGGGCCGAAGTTTCGGAGGACGACGCACAGGATGAACTCCCGGTGTACGCTGAACGCGATCTGATGGAGATGCCCACGAAGGAGCTTCTCGCTATCTGCGACAAACTCGGTATCGACCCCGACGCACAGGAGGGCAAGAACACGAACAAGAAATTGCGTTTGCTGATCCTCGACGCACAGGAGGGTACGAAACCTTCTGCGAAACCTGCTGCGAAACCCGTAGCGAAGGCGGATGACGACGACACGGACGATCTTCCGTTCGAAGATTCCATGCCGAAACCTGCCAAGAAGGGGAAGGACTTCACGCACGATGTGGCCAAAGTCCTCGAAGCGTTCGACAACGGGGATATGAACGAGAAGAAGTCCCTCGCTACGATCAAGGGATACGCTCCGTCGGACGACTATGACGAGGAGGGTGTCGAAAAGGCGTTCCGCGAGTTCGCCGACAACAGCGAGGCCGACATCATGGAGATCGCCCAACAGATTTCCGACGCACTCAACGCACAGTCTGGTGAGGAGGCTGCCGAGGAGGGGTCGAAAGATGAACCCGCCGGTGAATTGGTAGAACCTTCTCAGCTCCATGTAGGAGACCGTGTGTCGGTGTACTGGGCCGACGAGGCGAACAAGTGCTGGTATTCCGGCGAGGTGTCCGCGATGCAACGCGGTAAGCCCACGATCAAGTACGACGACGGTACGGAGTCGATGCTCGGGACGCACAACACGAAGATCATGCTGATCGAGGAGTAATCCGATTACCATTCAGCGGACGGGGGAGGGTGACGCTTGTTTGCTCTCCCCCGTTTTTCAAAAACAGGATACACTATGCCTACATTGAACAACAGCGAAGACGGTTTGGCGCTGACCGCGCTTAACTATCACCAAAGGAAACTCGAAATCAAGGAGATCGAAAAGCCTTGA